GCTGTGCTGGTAATTGCCAGTCTGCAAAACTATTATCGGACGCAGACAGGTGGAACAGACGGCGATGAACTGGATTATATGGAAGAGAAAGCAAAACACGAGAAAATCAAGCGTGAGATTGCAGAACTCAAGTTGGCCATGATGGAAGGAAACGCTTACAGTGCAAAAACAGTTGAATTGGTCATGACAGAAATGCTGTCAAACTTGAGAACACAGCTTCTAGGGTTACCAACAAAACTGGCTCCTCAGCTGGAAGGAAAGAAAAAAGAGCAGATTTATACTATTCTGACACACGAGATAGAAGAAAAGCTGTCTGAATTGAGCGAATACAGTCCAGATCTGTTTATTGATGAAGCGGTGGTGGATGATGATGAAACATAGACTGAAAACAGCTAATGAGCTATGGAAATACGCATCTATCCATGGATTAAAACCGCTACCAAAGACGTCTGTCAGTGAGTGGGCTGATACATATCGTTATTTATCACAAGGTGTCTCAGCAGAGCCTGGAAAATGGAGAACTGAACGGGCAGAATACCAGAGAGAAATCATGAACGCATTCACCGAGCCTGGTATTCATCGGGTCGTTGTTAAATCGGCGGCACAAATCGGGAAAAGCGATATCATGAATAATGTTATCGGCAGATTTGCCCATCTGGATCCGGCCACTATCATGATGATACAGCCGACGATTGAGATGGCTCAGGACTACAGTAAATCACGTATTGCTCCCATGATACGTGATACGCCGGTGCTTAGTCAGATTTTCTACAATGTCAAAAGCAAACAGGATAACCAGACCGCAAAAACTCGCGATGGAAATAATACAATCCTCAGCAAGATATTTCCGGGCGGGAGACTTATCATGTGTGGGGCTAATAGTCCGGCCGGCCTGGCAAGCCGTCCCATCCGCATTTTACTTGCGGACGAAGTAGACAGATTTCCGGATAGCGCCGGAACAGAAGGTGATCCGGTCGATCTAGCGTCGAAGCGTATGACAACATACTGGAATCGCGTTATGGGGCTTTTTTCCACTCCGACCAATGAAGGGAGCAGTCGCATTGATTTAGAGTACAATGCTGGCACCCAGGAAGAATGGCAGCATGCCTGTCCAAATTGTGGAGAATGGCATCTGATACGGTATATTGATATCGTCACTGATGCGGATGAGTATCAGGGTGCTGACGGGGCGAAGCATGTTGTAGTAAAATCAGTAAAATGGAGATGTCCGGAATGTGGGTTTGAGTTTACCGAACGACAGATGAAAAACGCCAAACAAAAATATATAACG